TTTCTATATTGGAACTATCGCATTTCATCTTTATTGAGCGGCGCTTGTTAATGAACCAAAACTCTTTCAAATCAAAATAGGCTTCAGGTGCGAAACGAACCAAAACTTGTTCCAAAATCTGATTGGTATCAGATATATGTTCTGTCTTGGCTTCCATTGAGATTGTCAAATTGTAAGGAACTGGATGAATATCTGCCCAGAACTTATTTGCCATTAAATAATCTATTCCATTGACTTCAAAGTAATTAGAATAGAAACCTCTTCTTTCCAAAGACCCAGCGGCTCGGTCACCAGCGAAAGCAAGACCATCAATTCTATAAGTTAAGTTTGGAAGTTGAATATAATACTTCTTTCCTGACTCTTGTTCTACACGAAAATCGTGTGATTTCATTCTAGGTCCATATTTTAATGGAACTTGGATTTGTTTAATTGGTTCTCCTTTTTCGTCATAACGAATTACGAACAAATTACTGAAGAAATTACCAAATCCAATTAGAACAGCACGAATTGTGTCGGCAAAGAAATAATTTGAAGGATAGCCACCACTAGGATGACCATCTATCCAACCTTTCTTATATTCGTGTTTTGAAGGGTCATATACAGGATTGGTTTGCTTATCTTTTTTATTCTCGGTCCAGTTACTCATAATATATTTATGTTAATTTTGGGGAACATAAATCTATATAATTAGCAATTGCTTCTATTTTAGAAGCATCTATATTAAAATTATATTTTGAATTCATATGATTTACAAGAATTTCAAAACTAACATTTTTAGTATTATTTTGTGTATTTGAATTAAATGTTTTAAATAATGCTGTATCATTTAAAGAACAGTCATAATTCATATATGCAGGTGGTAATAATGATATATCATTTACTATGTTTATATCATTTTTTAATATAAAAACATTTAACCAACATTCATCACATTTTGGAGAAAATTCTAATCTATCATTCAAATATTTTTCATCGTATGCTTCTAAAGGAAAAGTTTTTGGTGGAATTATACACTGACCGCAAATTCCTGAAATATAAGGTTCATATTTTTTATCAGGTCTAGGTATACACAAATTAGTTATATTTTTACAATTTACAGATTGTTCAATCAAATCATTAGTGTATCGTATATCTTCATCTAATGAAATTACAATATCTTCATAATGTTCAGGATAAACTTTCCACCTTTTATGACAATACTCATTCTTATCAACCCATTTCAAAATTATATTATATTTTTGTATAGCATTGACTAATTTTATTGGTAAATTATGATCTGGAAATTCTTCAGTTGAAAGCCAAATATAAAATATATCTGGTTTCTTTGTTTGTGTAGCAAAGAAATAATCTAAAAAAATAGACATTTGATTTATTCGTCTAGGCCAACATGTCATTGTTACCACAGTCTTCATCATCTACCTCAATTTGATAATATTTATCAAGTACACTTATATCATTAATATGTTCTATTTTCCATTTCAAATCAAAACATTCATCTCTAATTAGATTTTTTCTTCTTTCTTCTAATTGATAATATTCACTTGTTTTTATTTCAGTATCTCCAAGTTTGAAAACTGCTTTTTCCATTCTTTCAGTTAATTCTTTATATAATTTTTGATAGTTTTCATTTTCTTCCATCAAAAATGAATCAGGTATAAGATTTATTTTATATTTTCTTTTACCTGTTTTTTTATATAATTTTTGTATTTCAAAACCTTGTAATACTTTAATCATATTACTATCCTTGTTTATCTAATTTGAATGGGTCATCATATACAGTAAATCCTTTTGGCATTTGATCTGTTTCATCAAATTCAATTAAACGATTTCTATATAATTCTTGCGGCCAATCTATACCATTTCGGTTTATTCTTAAATCCCATTCTTTATATGACCTTCTACGATAATGCATTATCTTTACATTACAAGCAAAAACATCCATATTAACAGCTACTGAATACATATCATCTATTTTTTCAAATTCTGTATAAAAATTATGTTCTACATTTGCCCAACTATGTATATTACATATTCTTATATTTAATTCTTTACAATTAAAAATAGATTTTACTTTAACAAGTTGTTTTTTATGTCTATAAAAGGTATAATAAGTATAGAAACATTCCATTGGTGCTGGTTTATATCTATCTACTGGAACATGATTATCTTCATATGACATAATTTGCCAAGGAAAACAAATTTGTTTCTTTCCCTGACTATACATATCTTCCAAAAATGATTTTATATCTTTATATTTTTCTTTATTAATCCATAGATATTCATCATCATCTACACATAATAACCAATCATATTCTTTTTTTATTTTCATATAAAGATCTTCATATATATCTTGTTGAATATGTAATTTAGATAATTTATATTCATCTGTAAACGAATCTATGGTAACTCTATCATCAGATTTAAGTAATTCTTTCAATGAACCACAATAACTTTCATTATCATATAAGAAAACATGGTCAAAACCACAATAATTCAAATAGTGGTCTATCCAAAATTCTACATCTACAAGAAGATATGCTTTAGTAATTAAACATACAGCCGTTTTCATATTAATTCCTCATTTATTTTTACTTGATTTATTAAAACATATAATGAAATGAGCCTGAATTGTTTTTTCCATTATTTTCCAAATATTGTTTTATATCTTTTATTTCATTTTCTGTTAAAACAAAATCTTTTCTATTTCCATAAAATTGTGGTTTGGCTAAAGTATAAGATATATCTTCAAAACCTAATTCTTTAGCAAAATCATAAAAATCATAAACATCAGATAAATTATATCTTGAAATGGTATATACAGTACATAATTTGAAACCATATTTTGATTTATAATTTTCATTTAATAATTTAATATTATTTAATAATGTATTCCAAACACCATTTATTCTCAAATTTTTGTATGTTTCTTCATTAACCGCATCAATACTAATTCTAAATTGTTTAATCAACTTAAAATTATTTGGATGAATGTTAGATAATGCAGTTTCATTCATTAAAGTACCATTTGTAAAAACATTTATTTTTTCAAGTTTACTATTTTCTGTCAAATCTACTGATAAAATATATCTGTAAACTTTGCTCATAAAAGTTTCGCCATCACAACCTATATTTAGTTCATGTACTTGTTTTAATCCATTTATAATATCATCATAATGTTCTGTTAAATCAAAATCATTTTGATATTCATCTCTACAAGTTTTACATTTCAAATTACATACATGTGAAATATGTAAAGAAACTGTATATGTATCAGGAACTTCTATATAATCTTTATAATATATTTGTTTAGCATAATAATCATAGTCTTCAATGAAATATTTCCAATTATAGAAAATATTTTGATTACCATTTTTGAATGTATTATAGACATGACAACCATGTTCCATACAAGTTGAATAATTATTATCTAAAACATCTTTTTTGAATTGATTGAATTTATCACAATGTATAATATCACTAAAATTTGAACATATATAAGGTTCAAATTTATTGCTTATATAACATAAACAAGGTGTATATGCAAATTTTACCACACCATTATCTTCAACAACATAAATATCCATTAATGAATATGCTTTATTACAGATTTTTTTATCATATAATGATTCATTATCCATTGAAGGATAAATTTCTTTATTTGTGTATGGATTTTTTATAGAAATGGTCAATTCATTCATTAGGCATCTCCATAAAATTCAGGAAAATCTTTTTTGATTTTTTCAATAGTATCTTTAATTTGATTTGAACCTATACCATTATCATATCTAATTGGTAAAATATGAACATATATGTTTTTCTTTTTCCAATATAGACAATCATTATAACAAGTTCTTTCATTTTCTGGCATCATTACTATATTGATACCATACAACAAACCAGTTTCGTGTAATTTATCTATATTTCTCATTACAGTTTCATATTGTTTTTCAGTAGCATTTCTTATTTTACAATAAATGTCTTTGTCTGTACTATCTAATGAAACTTGTATTTTACAAGATATTCCATTTTTATATGTAGTTTCTTTAATTCGCATAATATCATTTTCATTTAATAAAGTAGCATTAGTTATTATTTCAAGTCTTTTACAATCTGTTGATTTTAAGCTTTCAATATATTCAATCGTTTCATTTTTTTTCAAAAATGGTTCACCACCAGTAGTTAAAATTATTTTATTTAGATTATGCCCTTTTATTAGATTTAATATATGGAAATATACTTCCATAGATTCTTTTGTATAACTATGGTCATTATGACACATTATACAATTTAAATTACAAGAATTTATATTAACTCGTATTTCTTTTAATTCTTCATTTCTCCAATCACATATTTTATCACCATTACAAAATGTATGATTACAAGTTTCAAAATGATGATTAGCTGGTAATATATTATAACGAAAATTTACAAAAGACCAAAAATCGGATAAATTATAAAATTCGTCAAATGAAATATGACCGAAGTCTTCCAATTCATTTATAACACAGCATTTACCGAACTCAATTGTTCGGTTATCCATAACCACATAAAATTCAAATATATTTTTATATACGCAATTCATATTAAATAAATTAATTTATCTTCTTGTCCTATTTCGTTATTATTTTTTATTAAATCAAATAAAAAGTCTGTTATATCTTTCTTTTGGTTTTCATTAAGCATAAAATCAGATTCAGTTTTACCCTTATGTAATCTAGGTCTAGCAAAACTAAACAAAATTCTATTGAATCCTAATTTCCAAGAAAAATCTATAAACTCAGGAACTTCTTTGTAATTATATTTACTTATCGTAAATGTAGAATGTAAAAGAAAATTTCTTTGTGGATGTGTTGCCAAATAATTTATATTCTTTAATAATGTATTCCATCTACCACCAGGACGAACAATGTTATAAGTGCTTTCTGTTGCAGCATCCATACTTACTTTTATTTCATTTATATGTGGTATATTATTTGGATTTATTTTACTGAAATTTGTATTATTAGCCAAGATACCATTAGTAAAAATTGTAATATTCTTTAATCTACTGTCTTCAGTAAATAAATCTTCTTTCAATATATCCATATATGATTTATTTAAGAAAGTTTCACCGTCACAGCCAATATCAACTATATAACTTCTCTTTATTAAATCAATTATAAAATCAAAATCTTCCTTAGTTAATGGTGGTATATATGAATCAAAATCTTTTTCTCTACAAGTAGGGCATTTTAAATTACATTTACCATCCAATGCTAATTTTAATATTAATGGATTATCCATTACAGGACTGTATATTTTATTCAAATGACATTCATATATTTTTCTTCCATAATACCCATAATTAAGAAATAGTTTTATACCTCTTTCAAATGTAGTTATATTATTAACATTAGATTTATATTGTGGACAAGTTTTACATAATGAATAATCATCATTAATAACTTTGTCTTTCATTATTTTTAATTTATCAAAATTTATAATTTCATTTAAATTATCAGAATATATTTCAAAACTTTTTGGTAAAACATCATTATAACAAGCACATGGTTTAGCATAAAAAATATACCCTTTCTTCAAATCGCATTTATATCTATGTAAATTAAATTCAAAAGGCAGTAAACAACATACTGGGTCATTCCAAAATTTTGTTGCTTCATCTGTATATGGTGTATATTCTGGTAATATTTCACCACCATAGTAAGGATCTTCTATACTTATATCTAATGAATTAATAAATTCACTCATAAAAATTCCCTATTTGAAGTATGCCAATTTAAAATATTTTTAAACTTATCATATGGTGCAACATCAGTAATTGATTTCCAACTTCCATGATGATAATGTATTATATAATCATTTATGTCTATTGTTTTTATAGGTAATTGCTTATCTATTAGTTTTTTATAATAACCACAACCAGTATCAGCATTTCTCCAATCTTCAGATGTAAGAAATATCATATTATTTTCATCGTAATATGATAATCCATATTGTTTATATCTTTGTAAATTAATATATTGTAAATATGGATTTATTCTGTTTTGAAGTTCATCTTTTTCACCAACAGTGCAATAATCAGTATCTATTATTTCAAATGGATTTTTCTTAAATATAACATCAGAATCAGTCAATAAAAATCCACTAACACGATTTTTAAACAATATATTTTGTATAATCCAATCAACAGTTCTACAATGTTCATATGAACCTTTATAGAGAATCGTTTCAGTTGTAAAATTAATCAATCCTTGTTTATCACAACACTTTGGATTTTTAGTGTTATCTAAATATAATATATTGGTTAATCCAAGTCTATATAATAATAAATCAATATTTAATTTGTTTAACTCTGAATTATCAAATATTATCAAAGTAAAATCATTTTTATCGCAGAATTTATATAAACTTTTAATATAATCATATATGAACATATCGCTGTCATAATTTAATGTAACAATAACTTTATCTCTATTAAAGATAAAATCATCATGTATTTTATAACAAGCAGGATTTATTTCAACTAAATTACAATCCATTATACCTTCAACATTCTATCTCTAAAGAATGGTTTGAGTTTATCCAATTCACGAATTACTACATTGTCAATGTGGGCAATGTCATTTTCAAGTTCCTTAATGTGTGAAGTATAGTCTGCAATATCTTTCTTGATCTTGTCTTGGTCAGTCTTTTGTAAACTAATAACCTTTTGGTCGCAAATATATTTGGCTGCTTCAATCGCAAATGATTTTCCCTTTAATCCAGGCATATTCTCTGCAATATACTTGACTGGGTCCTTTTCTTCCAATGCCTTCACTACAACCTTTAGATTTTGCGATGCCAACAATCTCCAGTTCATTTTCTGCTTCTTGTCTTCGTAGATTCCCTTCTCTACTTCGCACATCTTCGTTTCTACTTCTTTTCTCCAATCCACCCACATATTCATTAAGTCAATCATATTTGGAATTAGGACTTTCGTTTCTACATCCTTTGTGATGTCCTTGGATTTGGTTCTCTCAATAGCATAGTAACGATAGTTTTCTGTCTTAATCAAATGTTTGTGTATCTTACTTTCAAAGTCAGATTCGTTTTTCAGCATGACTTCCAACTTACAAGGGTCATTCTTTGTTGAAGAATCGTTTACATACAGCACAATTCCATCGTCAATCATACTAATCATTTTGTTAATGAATGTAGATGGTGAGAAACCAGGACAATATCCTGTGACTGTTAAGAGAATGTTTTTCTTATCTCTTACCAATGTGTAATCACATTCGTACTTGATAGCACCTTCACCCTTTGTATAGACTTGCTCTATCTCTTCTGGTGTAGATAATATTTTACCACCATACTTGTAGTCAGGCCCCTTCAAATACTTCATTATATCTTTGATTTTGGTCTGCTTACCTTTCTTTACTACTACCTTCATTGCATCCACAATCTCTTTCAAATTGTGGGCTGGAATGTTACAACTCAAACCAACAGCAATACCAGCACATTCATTGATAAAGAAGTTTGGCAAGCGTGTTGTCAATACAATTGGTTCCTTAAATTCACCTGTGTAGTTAGGAATGTAATCGGCCACATCCATACACTCAAGCATTTTCATTCCAAGATTAGAAATCTTTGCTTCTGTATATCTATCAGCTGCAGGACCATCAGTCAAACTACCCCAGTTTCCTTGTCCGTGGATTATGGGATATTCACTTGTTGCCATTGTTACCAACGAACCATACGCAGATCCATGTGGATGGTATTTACCCATACAATCACCAGTAATTCGTGCTGATTTGACTGTCTTGTTTTCCCAGGTTGCTCTCAATTCTTTTGCAGTCCACATTAATCTTCTTTGAGCAGGTTTCAATCCATCACGATAGTCTGCCAACGCTCTATCTTCCAGCACATCCAATCCATAAACCTCCATATTCTTATGGAGCATTTCATCTGTGCCTATATTCTTTCCGTCTGTTTCCTGTTCAAAAAAATCATCTATATTACTTTTCTTTTTCATAAATTTGCGTTCCTATTTTTTGGAATGTATTTATAATATAGAAAAAGTCCCTCAGTTATGAGGGACATTTTGTTTTTGTTGAACTTGAGTGTTAGAAATCTTTTTTAATTTTATCAAGTTTCTGCTGGAACTTTATTTTCTTTACCATAAACTCCAATCTATCCAAATTCTTTAGAAATCGTTTGGCATAACTTTTTGAAAATCTATTATTCCAAAAATTATCCTGTATATAGGAAAACATTTTTCGTGTGCTTGGATGCATTTTCATAACATTAATATATAAAAAATAAAACTTTTCCTGATCAAAGAAATGTACCGTATCCTTTGAAATCATTGGATGCTTATTTATCTTATCAATCCATTCCTTAGTCCAACCATTATGTTTTTGATTTTCATAATTAATCATTTTAGAAATCCTGTTTGATTCGTTCCAACTTCAAATATTCTTTTAATAGTTTATAACTCTTGATTAGATACTGTAATTTCAATTCTACACGAAAATCTTCTATATCCATACAACCACTAAATTCAATTTCAAAACTCTTATCTTCCCATGAAGCTCTTTTATAAAGTTTTATCTCACAAGCAATATTGACTGTGCCATCATTTTTCAGCCGAATGATAAAATCACTTGGGTGAACATCAGGCAATGTATATTCACCATTATCCTTCTTGACCAGATTATATTTCTTTACAATCTCTTTGAATTTTATATATTCCATTAGAAATCCCTCTTGATTCGGTCTAGTTTAATTTTTTCCAACATTTCTTTATAACGCTTCTTCAAAAATATAATTCGTTCTTCCAATTCCTTTATTGAAACAATGTATTCTTCACTTTGAAAACCTAACCATACATTTTTTCCTTTTTCCCATTTTTCCAATTTTCTAACATCTAATGCTGCTTTCGCACAATGTTTGTTAAAATCATATACACACAAAAAATCAGCATTAGTAATGTATGGCAAAGTATAATCAGATGAATATTCTTTTGCCATCAATCCATGTTTCTTACAAAGTTCTGTAAATTCATCAAATTTCATTCAAAATCTCCTGCTAGATTCTTAAATTGTGTTAATTGTTTAGTGAGCAATTCCGCACGAATTGCAGCTTTCGCATTGTTCGCCAAAATCGTTTTTATCTCACTTTCTTTTAAGTTCTCAATCGTCAAATCGTGTATCTTGATTCCATAACGGTTCACGAAATCATCCATATTATCCAAATCAATTTCAATGGTTAAGAGAGAACTATAATCATACAATGTTGCTTCTGTTCGTGTATAGATAAAGACTGGTTTTGAAGCAATAAAACTATTCTCCGACCACTTGTATGACCAAGTTCGCATTTCAATTGTGCCTGCTGACCAATCTGTAACATCATATTCAGGAAAAAACTCCTTGTAAATTTGGAGTTCTTTCATTAGTGTAGAATAATTGGATTTAATTTCAGCAAATTTCATTAAATTCGTTCCGACATTTCTGTTTCAATCAATTTAATAGCACCATCAACATTCAAACCAGAGCAATCAATTATGCGACCGCCCATGTGGTCAGACCAAGGAGAACCTTCCGAATCATAACCAACAACGATTTCTTCAATTTCCATATGATGGGGCTTACCAGTAAATGGTTTAATTCTCAAACAAGTGGCATTGATACAATGAAAACTGCCTTCTTTTTCCTTGCGAATCGTTACAACCAATTCATCACCATACACATCACCGGAAATGCGGTTGATAATGTTTTTGTGGTTATTCTTGAATGTGGTGAGCAAATTCTTGTGGAATTGGGTAATGTTTGACATAGTTGTACCTCTCTTTTATATCATATAATATATAAAAACCATTGGCAGTTGTCAATGGTTAAACTGTAAATTTATGTAAATTTTTATTTACATTTTATCCATATTAATATATTCATCAAAATGGTTTAAACTTCGTGATAAAATTTTATCAAAATTATATCCAATAAGATGTAGCATTTTTTTATAAAATTCTTTTGCGAAATTCTCAATTGTTCGTGAATTTGTAGAATCTGATGCTCTTATTAAATAATATTTACATTCTATTTCTGGTGGAACTATTCCTTCTGTATCTATTGCTAGATAATATGTATTATCTTTTTTTATAAAATATACAGGAACTTTATTATTTTCAGGACCATATTGAAATGTTTCACCAGTTTTTAAATAATTCAAAACACGAAAATACATTCTATTTTTTTGTTGTGGAGTAAATTGTTTTTCGTATTCTTTAATTTGATTATTAATATCTTCAATATTCATTTATTATCTCCAATATTTTTTATATTTATAAAAAATCTTCATTTAGTTTGTAAACTTTTATTAACATTTCTAGTTTTTTCTTGTGTAGGTCACCTTCTTCATTTTTTAATCTATACCATTCATCCATTATCTTTTTCCAATCCAATATCATATTTTCATAGTTTTTCTCATTATATGTTTTCACAAATTCGTAATGAATGTTATATTTAGTGCTTTCAATTTTATATTTAACTTTAGAATAGTATTCGTTTTCAAATATATCCACATCTCTTAATGGTGTTATCAAGATATATGTACCATTTGTAAAATCATCATCAGTATAATTATCATTATAAAAACTTTGTATTTTCTTCATATAATGACCAAGTATCAAATTGAAATCATTGAATGTTTTATTGAATGGACTAATCATTTTGAAATTCCAAGTAATTCCTTACGGAATGCTGTATCTTCACCCATAGTATTTTCACATGCCTTCTCAGTAGCATCTGTCCACTTCAATTGAATTAGTTTTCTTGTATTTGGATTCAAACACAAATCGGAAAGTTGCTCTGGTGAACATTCTCCCCAACCCTTCAATCGTGTAACAGTATAATCAGAACACTTCTGTTCCTTCATTTTTGTATCAATCTCTTTACGGGTCATTCCATAAACCTTTGTTTTTGCTCCTGTTGCTACAAACAATGGGGCATCTATAATATACAAATGACCGTTCTTAATTAAATCAGGCATATAGTTTACAAAGAATGCTGTACACAAATTTGAAATATGACCACCATCAGTATCAGCATCAGTCAATAAAATAACCTTACCAAATCTTAACTTTGATTCGTCATAATCATCTTGAATACCACAACCTAATGCAGCCACCAAATCCTTAATCTCTCTATTACCTTCACATTTGGATTCACCTTTCTTTGTGGGCTTACCAAATAATTCTTCTGGTGTTGCCTTGGCCGCATTGATTATCTTTCCCTTTAACTTTAATTCACCTTGGAACGATTCTCTAGCATTTTTGAAATGTCCACCAGCAGAATCACCTTCCACAATGAACATTTCCAAATCTTTAGGATTCTTATGTTTTCTTCTGTCAGCATCAAGGAATTTGTCACTGATATACTTACTACCAGCATTCAATGTTTTCAATCCCTTCAACAAATCCTTAGATGCTTTCATCTTCTCTTTCTGCTCAAACATCTTTTCAGCATAAGTTACAATGCGATTCAAAACATCCTTGTTTCTACGGAAAAATTTCTCCAATGGTGGTGTCAATTTCTCAATGATTTCTTTCTCAACAGGTGTATTGGTCAATTCGTTTTTGGTTTGTCCTTGGTATTGTGGATCCGCCATTCTATGATGGATAGCACCAATTACTCCTTCTAGAATGTCATCATTTAGAATCTTCTTTTTGGAATTGTCCTTTACAATGTTGCAGATTGTCTTCTTCAAACCATTCAAATGTGTTCCACCCAAATTGGTATAGCACACATTAACAAAGCTCCTGAATGTATATCCATCTTCTTTACCAAAATTTATTGCTACATCTGTAAATTCATCACTGTATGTGAATATAGAATCATTCTCGTTCTTTGATACCAATTCTTCTAGACCCTTTTCAGAGTAGTATTCAATGGTTTCGTTGTCATCTACTTTCAAGTAGATGTGTAACCCAGGACAAAGATACTGAATATCCTTCAATTCTCTCTTTAATCTTGGTAAATCTAGATCTGTTGAATCAGTAAAGATTGTTGGGTCAGGTGTCCACTGTACGATTGTTCCTTTCTTCTTAATTAGTCCTTTATATTCTTCAGGCAATCTACAACGAGTTACATCAGATTTGATTATACCTCTTTCAAAGGACTGTGTATAGAACCAATTGTCCTTACTATTATTAGACCATACTTGTAAATGTGTAGATAGTGCTGCAATGGCCTTCTGTCCGATACCATTCAAACCAGAAGAAGTCTTATAGACATCGTGGTTGAACTTACCACCAGCATGTAACTGGGTGAATACCAATGTCAAAGAATCCATTTGGGCTTTTTCATTCCACCCAACAGGTATACCTCTACCATTATCTACTACTGTTGTTTGTTTTGTTTTTGTATTGTAGAATATCCAAATGTTCTTATTGAATCCAGCCAAAAATTCATCTATCGCATTATCAAGTGCCTCTCTAAAAAGTCTATACAAACCATCAGATGGATTTCCACTAACAGCACCAATATACATCGTCGGGCGAGTTCTAACAGTTTCTAATCCTTTTAGGAATTCAATACTATTAGCACCATATTCTTTCACTTCACTCATTTTATATTACCTTTTAAATTTTTTTATAATTCAAATATAGTAAAACTATTTATGACTTCCGTTTTTCTAATTTTTTCAATAACTTATTATATAACCATTCACTTTAAATATAACAAAAAATCGCCCTGTTGTGAGCGATTTCTCTTTTTTAAAACTTCAAGAATTAGTCACCTTGATATTTTGCAGTTCTGTAAAATTCGGACACACCATGTGCAAAAGAATCTGCTGCTTTACGATCAGATTTAATTTTTTCTATTTCTTCGTCAGTTAAATAATCTTGTGCTTCAGCAAATTCTTTTACTGCTGGTAAGAATATATCGTATGGAATTTCCCAAGTATTTCTATGTTCATTTTGATACTGTGCTAATTCAATGCATTTCTTTGCTTTGCCATTTGAAAATCTACCTAATCTTCTTAAAGTATCGTAGTTTCCAATATCTGCATTTTCAAGTTTAACTGGCATAGAAAAATAGAATGTGTCAACACCATTGTTTATAGACAAAGTAATTTTATCAGGAACATCAGGGTCAAATTTTTCACCTTCAGGAAAATATTCAAAGAATGATGTAGCTTGATACCAGCGTGACCAAGCTTCTTCCTTTTCAATTTTACAACCATATTCAAGTAATTTAGATAAGATTGTCTTTTTAAATTCAGGCCAAACTTCTGTTACAAGTGATTTAATACTTTCAAATTTTCTCTTTTCATAATTATAATGTTCAGCTTCTCTCATCTTTTTATCGTTCAACTTTTCCCAAACTCTGCAAGCAGCAGCAATTGTTTTTTCTTCTTCATAATTAAAAAATTCACCTGCTTTTTTTGAACCAATCCAATTTCTTATCAATGAAGGTTTTAATTTTTTCATTTCTTTAAATTGTTCATCAGAAAGTTCAGTAATATCAGCAAAATCATTTAAAATTGCTGTTGCCCAATCTACCTTTTCCTGTACCGCTGAACTTGTTGCTTCATCTATTAGTTGATAGCCTTTGCTGTTTAAAAACTTTATTGCTTCTGTTAAATTCATTTTATCTCCTTACTTTCCATACAACTTGAATGCTTGTAATACCATATCTAAACTTGGAAATTTTATAAGCATCCCATCTCTCAAATCATTCCACGGATCTGATACATTGTTGAACTTCAAAATAAACCACCATAAGTTCGTTGTTCCATAAATGTTCTGCGAAATTATATCTGGTCTGCCAACTTCATAATAATGAACCATGTAATTTTGTGTAGCACCGAAATCATAATTACCAAAATCCATGCTGCCCAAATCAAGTTCCATAAAACCATTTACATTGGCTTCTTTTAAGTAATTCGTTCTGTAAGTTATGTTATCCATTTACTTATTCCCTTACAATTTCCCAATCTTCTACTTTCTTTTCATCTAAATTTAACTGATAAAGAACTTCTTTGAAATATTTGTATGTATCAATCATAGGTTCTCTACGATAAAGAAGCATACCACCATCAATGTGTTCACATTCTTCATCATTTACATATAATTCATCTTCAGTATAATCTGGGTCAATTTCCATATCGTCAAAATCTAATCCATCAGGACCATAGAATGAACCAAATACTGTATATCCAGTATATCCATCATCTATATCTTCAGGTAATAAATTATCACCTGTGCCATAATCTACTGCTACAAATAAATTTTCATTTTGATTATACCAAAGCATTTTTACCTCTTTTGGTATTTATAGTTTTAAAGGATTTCAAATAATATTTTCCATATTTATTTTCAACATATTTTATGTATTTTTTACAATCTGTAATTATTTTAACATTATTATTTATCATACATAAATACTTATAATGTTCTTTTGTATTTGTATTTTTAATCATTGGTTTTAATAAATGATTACTTTTTATTTCTATTAATGTATTATTCCATAATTTAAAATCTACTTCATAATGATATTCTTTTTCATTATAATTATATAATAAATCACCAGGATGATATTCAAATCTAATATGATGATCTGTTAAATATATGTAATATGCTATTTCCCACGAACTATCAAATTTTATATTATTGTATAAATATTTACTTTTTGCTTTTCCTCTTATTTCTTTATTTTGTAGTGGACTTCTTACACCCCATCTTTTCATTAAACTGTCTTCTATTTTCTTTTTTCCTTCTTTTGAAGTGAAAAAATATTCACTACCATAAGTTTTTAAATTATAATTTTTTATTTTTTCCCAATATTCTTCAGTTTTACCCCAATATACCCCAGTATTATCTAACATAGTTTTTTCAGCTTTTTCTTTCATATTTTTTAAAAAATTTGGATCTTCTTTTTTATGTGTTTCAAAAGTTTTTCTTGATTTTTTTTAATTGTTCTTTACTCCAATAATCACCACCATTATTATCTTTTCTAGTTTTTTTCATATTTTTAATAGCCTTTTTAGTCAGCCAAACACCATTTTGAGTTTCTAATCGTTTCTTTTTAAAATCTTCTCTTTGTGTATTATATTTTACACCATGATTTTTTATATTTGTATCTTCAGTTCTACAAAGTCTACATTTACCAGGCCATTTGCTTATTTTTCTTAATAATAATACTGTTGGTCTATGACAATCACAACAATTAAAAAAGATTTTACAATCTCTACATATTTCTTTTTTAATTTTATTAAATTGTTCTTCATTAGTAACTGGTATCACATATTCAACATATCTTTTCATATACGCCTCTATAATTTAATTAAATGGATTGCAGTCCATTACTATATTTATAAAAGTGAAGGAATGGCTGCAACCATTCCTTCTAGTTTTGTAAGAGGCGTATCTTACAATTAACCAACATAAACGAATCCGATGGGGAGATTCTTTGTCTATTCTCTCAATAGCTGAATCAAATCGCTCTTTATATGCTGAATATCTGGATTCTGCGTTCAAAGTACCTCCGCCTGCTAGTGTTAAACTATATTTTGCCAGAGCTGATGTCCATAACATACCACATCTACAAACTACAAGTTCCTTGAACCAGTAGTCATTGAATACTCTATATGATTTCTGTCTTTTCATGACTTCCATTAATCCATGTACTTTTCTTCTTGGTGAAGGCCATACACTCAATTCTTTTTCTTTTGCATTATAACGAACTTGATAACTCTCACCCAAATCAAATTTTACTTGTTCAAGCCAGATCAGCTGTGCATTGAAGTTTCCCATTACATCACCAAAACTAGAATCACCATAACACATACCATTGTAATTAAAGGTATTCATGCTTTGAATTTGGTCATATAATACATTGTGTGGGACTGTGAATAATTCGTTAATGTTGCCAAGCCAATTTGCAGTTTGGAAATCTACTACACTTTCAAGTTCCTGACATAATTTATAATGTGTTTTTCCTGGAAATAATTCCATACACAAATAATCACGATAGTTTCCTTCTTTATAATAGTATCTCCAAATATATTGAACCATATCTCTGATTACATCAAGAATCTGAGAATCTGATAGTTCAACGCAGATAATTGGGGAGCCAAGCTGTCCTTTAATATAAGCAATCAACTGTGGGATATTCTGTATCTCACGATCTTCCATGAAGTGGTCAACAGCACAACAGTAGTTTTCTCTGGGTGCGTGCTTCACGAAATGTGGTGGCACAGGTGGTGGTTTAGGGCCATCTTTTGGTGGAACGAAAGTACCAGGTTCTGGTCTAAAACCAGGTGGGAATTGAGGTTTATCTTTCCAAGAATATTTCTTTTGCTCAGCCATATTGTATTTATATGGAAAAATAATAAATACTATATGATGGAAATACTACAGCATACAAGTGAAATAAATACAACCTCTAGTAAGAATAGAACAATAAAGTATATTGTAATCCACTATACTGCAGGAACAACCAGTAAGAGTGGGTCTGCCAAGTCAACGGCTAAGTATTTTGCAAAAGAAACAACAAAGGCAAGTGCTGATTATATCATTGACGATGCGACCATTGTTCAATATAATCCAGACATAAAGAATAGATATTGCTGGCATTGTGGCGGTAGCAAATATAAGACCAAAGGCGGCTCATTCTACAAAACCTGTACTTCTGCTAATTCTATTGGTATTGAAATGTGTTCCACAAATAAAATGAAAAAGGTTACAAATCCTAATGATTCTAATTGGTATTTCACAGATGAAGTAGTTAATAACTGTGTTGAATTGGTTAAGTCCTTAATGGAAGAATACAACATAGACATTGACCATGTTATTAGACATTATGACGTCAATGGAAAACCTTGTCCAGGTATAATTGGTTGGAATGAAGATACTGGTGATACTACCCAATGGGAAGC